CGAACACTTTCGACGACCAGCCGAGCTTTTCGTTGGTAATCATTACCGTGTCCCCGGCGCGGACCTGCATCGCCTCAAGGCGGAAGCGTGCCGAGAACGTGATTTCCTCCCGAGCCCGGCGCAGTTCCAGCACGGCGAGCCGTTGAGCGCAGCTCGGCGAGGTCGTGAACGGGAGAACTACGTCGCGGAAAAACACGTTGTTGTTGTCGGCCGTGACGTAGGTGGCCGAGCTGATCGTCGGGAAGTCCGTGACCTGCCAGTTGTTCGTCTCCGACACGTAAACGCCTTTGACCGAGTTGACCCGGTCGCGTGCGCTCGTCCGCGTCTGCACGTTGAGCGGCCCGACGAAATGCTTCTCGGTCAGCGTCACGGTCGGAATCCGGTAGGCGGACGCGTAGGGAACGATGCGGCCGCCCGTGTAGGCGATCAGCCCGCCCATCGCGCTCAGGAGCTTCCCAATGTTTTCGTCTGGACTCGCGCTCGTCACAATAACGCCGTTGGCCTCGTAGCGGTTCTCGTAAACCGTCGGCGAGAGCGGAAGGATTTGAACCTGTTCCTCGCAGATGGTTGCAGCGACGCCGAACGCGGTATCGTCAACCTCGGCGGCGGTCATACCCATGCCGAGCGCCGTGTCAGTCAGGTAGTCGCGCAAGCAGAGCGCAGCGTTGGCGGAATAGGCGGTTGTCGCCGTGCGCGGGTCGAGCACCTTCTTGCCGCGAATCACGGCGCTGATGTTCGGAATCCCGCTCGGGAATTTCTCGGCGTCCCACGTGAGACGCACGTAAAGGTAGGCGATGCCAGAGAGCTTGTGGTCCGACGTCCATTTGCCGTCCGTCAGGCTCGCGGTGTCCGCGATCAAATCCGCGTCGGCGGTGTCCCCGGGAACGCCGCGCTTTTTGTTGATGCGGGCGACGCCGTTATAAAACGAGCCCGCGTCGGGAGTGTTGCTTGTGCCAGTCAGCGGCACCAGCTCGTCGTTGAAATACACCTCGTCAATCGCTTCGACCTCGTGGCCGGCGAGCGTCAGAACAATGTGGAGATACTCGTTCTTGGTGCCCGTCGTGCTGAGATAAACGATGGTCCCGCTGACGCGGCATTTCCCGTAAACAATCGTCCGCGCCGAGATTGGATTGCGGACCAACTGCGAGCGGTCCGAAAGCGACGAGTCGGCGAAGCTCGGCATCTTCGGAGAAAGCAGTTTCGTCGCGGCCATTGACGCGGCGGTGACGGCGGCGAACTTTATCACTGCGGCCAAAAATTTGACCGCTTGGATTGCACCAGAGACCGTGGCAAACGAGACGTTTGAGAGAATGGCGATTGCGATGGCTTGTGGCATGTTAAATTCTCCAAGCAGTTTCGACGCTAGAAAGCGGCCCAAAAACAAGCCCGTCCTCCGCGACAAAAGCCGTTGTCACGCCGAGGCAAATCCCGAGCGTCACGCCGCGCCCGGCCTGCTGAGCTACGATGTCGCCACGCCCGGCCAACTGCGGCGCGACGCGATGCAGCCCGAGCGCGTCCACCAGAGCCTCGACGCCGCCCCAATCGTCTAGGAATCGCACCGCGCCAAATGCCGACGAGTAGCGACCTCGCCACGCCTTCGCGTAATCCTCGCCCGTGCAAAGCTCGACCCAATCCGCCGCAAACATGCAGCAGTCGTTCGAGCCCCACTCGAACGGTTGATGGCGTCGCGCCTCGATAAATTGCGCGAGCAGGTCCGGCCAGTTGTCGCGGCGTGCTGGCATGGTCACATGTAGGACGTTGACTCGCTCTCGTCGCCGCCGTCCCGAATCGGTGCCGCGAGCTTCGCGTTGCCCCAATAGATTTGTTTTTCCTGAATCGCGTTCACGAATTCCAAGCCGAGATCGGTCGAGAAAAGATTCTGCTGTTCTTCGTGCGTGTAGCGCACTTCACGCGGCCGGCGAAAATCCACGAGCTTGTTCTCCGCGCTCATGATAATTGACGCTTCTTGTCCGTCGTCGTTGACCGACATCACGTCCATGCGACCTGCAAAGATCGTCACGGGCGAGGCGACAATTGCGCCTGTTGCGTCGAGTGCGCCGAAAAGGACGCTGCACTCTTTCCCTTGGTAGTTCTCGGTGAGCGCAATCGAGACGTAAGCGGTAGGAACGCCCGAGAGCTGGAAGTTGATTCCGCGTGCCGCGAGGTCGGTCGTCTCCTCAACGGGCGAGATTGTGCCAAGCGTGCCGATGCCCTGATACGTCACTGCGCCGACGGTGATCGTGCCGTAACCGCTCCAAAGCCGGAGCGGCGTTGAGAACGAGAACGACGCGAGCAAGATCGGCGAGAGCTGCGACGCGCTGACCTCGGTAACCATGTTGGCCGAGAGCGACCGGCCTGCGGTGGTGATGCTCATGACTCCACGTCCTCGATGATCGCAAAGCCGACGCCGTAAATACTCGCCTCGCCGATTGACCACTCGGTACTTGGTGACGCGAGGCGGAATACCCCTTTCGCGTTGGCGTAGGTGATGGCCGTGCCGCCCGCGTAGCTTTTGCGAAGTGCCGGGAAAAGATCGACGCTCGATGACGAATTGACCTGCACGACCTTGTAGAGCGAGGTCGCGATTTGCAGCCAATCGCCGACGGCGAACGAGCCGGTTGCGCCTCCGAATGTCAGCGTGGTCCCGTTCGCGGTTGCCGTCGTGACCGTGAGCGTCCCGGTGACGCCGCCTCGGTTCGTCGGGTTGGCGTAGTCTTGGAAATAGAACGTGCCGCGCTGCGCCGCCAAGAGGAACGCGATGACGGTCTCCGCGTCCGCACGCTTCATCGGCGGGCAATCGACCGAGCCGAGCCACGCTTGCCCCGGCCAGTTGTATTGCTGGGTCTGCAACGTAAAGGGCGACGTGTTGCGCGAGGTCGCAGAAACGCCCGTAAGCGACAAGCGCGAGAGGTTGAACGGACTCGGCGGTGTGAGTGGGTAGGAGATGGCCATGAGGATCAGGCGAAAGCTGCACGGTATCCGCCGCCGCGTCGAACCATGTCTGGGATCTCGGCCTTGAGCCGGCGACGCTCTTGGTCGAGAATCGGCACGAGTTCGGCCCGCGAGACGCCGGCCGCGATGTTGTAATTCACGGTGACGCTTCCGCCGCCCGAACCGCTGCCGCCGCCCATCTTGTTATTCGGAACGATTGTGCCGCTGGCGTGCGGAACGAACAGCTCCGGTCCCTTTTCGCCGACGACGTAGGGCGAGCCGCTGCTGACCGGTCCGCCCATTGCCTTGAATGGGATTCTCAATGCGGCAGATATTCCTTCAGCAAGTGGGTTGGTAATTGTTTTTTGGAACACTAGCCGGAGCAAATCGCGACCGAGTGAGCGGACAACCTCGCCGAGCTTTTGCCCGCTCAAGATCGCGTCCTCGAAGCCTTGGGCGATCATGCTGCCAGCGTCGTTGCTCATTTGCGCGAGTTGAGACATTGCAGGAATCGTTTTGTTTGCCGTTTCGTTCACCATACTTAGGCGCGATGCTATGTCCTCAACATCTCCTGATGTCGCTGCAAATGCTGCGCCGGCCTCTGCGGTAAGACGAATCATGGTCTCGTCATCGATGGTTTTTTTGGCGTGCAATAAATCGATGCGCTCCAGCGCAGCGATGTATTTTTCCATCGGAGTCATGACGGAATCACTTAAAGATTTGCCGAGCTCTCGGTTCGCCAAAGTCTGCTCGATTGTTGCCTCAATCCTTGCGGAAGCATCATCCCTTGGAACTTCAAGACCTTTCAACATGAGATTGCTAGACTCCCGCAAAAGATCGTTAACCTTTTTTTGCGCGTCGAGTGATTCGTCGTCTGATTTTGTTTTGATTTCAGCCGTGTCTCTTTCGATTTGATTTATTAAATTAACATTCGCGATGACCAGCGATGCCCGCATTGCTTCCAGTTTTTTAAGCTCTTCGGCTTCTTTGACGCTGCCTAGCTGAACGGTCACTGATCCGCCTTGTGGTAGTGCAACCACTTCCTCTCTTACGTTGCTGCGCAGCTTGTCGATTTCTGCGGCGTTTTTTATGATTTTTGCTTGGATGGTTTCCAGTTGGCGCACCGGGTCCATTGCTGCAAAAATACCTGCTTCCAAAATGCCTTCCGACTCAAGTCGAGATTCTCTCAAAATCTTGCGGACATTTTCCGCACGCATAACCAATTCGGTCAATTTTGTGATGACGGAATCAATAACTGAGGTCAGCGAAAGACCGAGCGCCGCCGCAAAGCCTGCGCCGAGAGCCCTCGGATCAAAGGCTTTTTTTATGAAGCCCGCCGCTGTCTGAGAACTTTGCTGCAACTTCGCGAGCGAGTTTTGCACGCTCGCGAAAGCCTGCTTTGTCGCATCCACCGCCCGCAGAATAAATGATGCCTCGGCCATGTTATTTGGAGATTCGGTTTTGGTGTTCGATGTAAGCCAGCCAGCCGTTCAGTTCCTCGGCTGGCATCGCGAGAACTTCGTGGGCAAATTTGTGCAGACGGTCCGCGAGCGCGTAAACGGCGAGGAGGTCTGCCGCCTCCCCGCCGTAGATCAGTTTTTTAGGTCGTCCACCTTCGGACTGTCGTCCGCGAGAATGGCGTTTGCGACGCGGCCCACGACGTTGCTGTCTGCCTTGTTCAACAGCGTGGGCTTGTGCTCAATCGTGAACAGCTTCACGCCGTGCTCGTCGGTCGCTTTCATGATCAGGATGTCCACCAAAAGCTCCATGTCGTTCTCCTTGCTGCGACGATAGAGCCGGTTTTTTTCCGAGAGCGTGACCGGCGTTGCGTGCACGACGAGCTTCCACTCCGGCACGTCGATTTTGCGCGTGCCGAGTGAGGCGAAGTGTTCTCTGACGAGGTCAATTGCGTCCATGTGTGTGGTGTGTTTTGCCTGCTAAATTAAGCCGTGAGCACAGAAAGCACTCCATTTCCCTCGAAACTAATTTGACCTTCTACGATGCCGTCAAAGCTGGCGCTCACATTAAACTGGGTCACGATGGCGGCGCCGGAATAGTAAACGTCGCCGGTCGTCGCGCCTTCTGGATAAAGGTTCAGCGTGACCGAGCTGCCGATGGTGATCAGAAGCTGACCGGCGTCGCCTTCGTCCCAGTAAAGATCGCCCGACGCGCTCCAAGTTTTCATGGAAGCAAGCCGGGTGCGGTAGGTGTCGCCGATTACCGAATCTTCTACGGTGTCGGAGGTGTGGGTCAGAGCGTAGTTGCGAAGCTCGCCGATGGTGGTGCTGGATAATTTGATTAGGCCGTCGCGGCCAAGTTTGGTTGCCATAAAATGAGGTTAGTCGGTTGAAAAATAGATGCAGTTGAAAGTGTGCCGAGCCGAGCCGAAGCGCCGGTCCTCGTCTGGTTCAATCGTATATTCGACGCTCGTCAAATGCAGGTCCTGACACTGCCCGCCGAGCGTAACGTCGGCGAGAACGGCGGCCTCGACCGCTGCGCTGCCAGTGTCGAAAAGATCGTCAATCAGATAGGTTCCGCTCTCGGCAGTGAAGTAGTCCACGACGAGCTGGAGCTGCCGGTATTGCGTGCGATTGCTCGGCCCGAGTGTGCGAACTTCGATTTGCTCGCTGACCGCGTAAACGGCGGCGGAGGGAAAGCTGACGCTCGCAATCGTGTTGTTTCGACCGCGTAGAATGTTCGCCGTCGGAACGACGAGAGCGCCGGTCAAGGCGTTGGCGGTGGCGTTGCGGATGTTTGTTCGGGTGCTCATGCTGCGGTTTTAAGTGGCATCATTCCTTTTACTCTTATGAAACCCAAATTGACCGCTGCGTTTGCACGTATCGCCTCAATCTTTTTGACGGTCGTTTGAATCCGCGAGTTGATCGCGCCGTCGATCATGCGCTGATAATTTGGAATCTTCACGTTGTGCGCCGTGGCTTTGATGAAAGGCTGCGGACCAAAGCTCGATTGCACCGAGCCAAACAGCTTGTTCCCGTTCGCCTGCGGCTTGAGCTTGTCGCTGAATTTCTTGTAACGCGCCCCGGCGACTTTTGCCGACGAGTTCCAGCCCGAGACCGTCCAGCCGACGCGTCCCTCAATCTCGTTGCGGTATTTTTTGAAGTCGCTGCCGAACGCGAGTTGATCCGGCTTGCCGGTAATTCTCCCGCGAGCGTTTTGTTTGCGCCGATGTTCAAGGCGAAGTGCGTCCTCGTTCTCCAAAAGTCGCATGCCGTAATAGTGCGAGAGCTTCGGGTTGCGCAAAAGCGCCCGCAGTTTCTCGACCTGCCGGTTACGAACGTAACGCGCCATTGACTTGTAGAATCCGCCTTCGCTCGCCTTGGCCTGCAAGTCCTGATAAACGAGCGGCTGCGCCAGTCTCGAAAAGTCAGCCCGCACCGCGTTCACGCCCTGCTGCTTGCTCTTGGGCGGAGTGAATTTGACGATGGTTTGAATCGCGTATTTGGCCTCTTCTTTGATGACCAGTCCGAGGTCCACTTTCGCCGCGTTGGCGAGCTTTGCTAGTTGGAATTCTAGCCGCGAGAAACTGGCCTCGATCTCGATCATATTGATTTCTGAACTTCGAGTTCACATCCCGCGCCCTCGGCGTCGAGCATCACGCGATCAATGAAATAGGTGATGCCAGCCCGCGAAAGCGTCTGCGTGACCTGCGGAACGGCGCTTACGCTCGTCGTGAGCAGGAACACGGTGAACCGCGAATCGTCGCGGCGTTGGTCCTCGAAGTCGGCAAAGGCGTTGCGCGAGGCTGACCAGACGCCAGTCACCGCCGCGCCCTGATACGTAAACGAAATGCCCGCCTGCGCGAGTATCGCCGAAAAGTCGGAATTGATCTGCGTCGGGTCAAAGTCTCGGACGGCGGCCATACAATTGCGCGAATCGTCAAACCGTGCCGAAGTGCTGCGCGTGCATCGCCGGACGGTTCTCCCGCAGCCACGGCTCGGCGTCGGCCTTGCACTTCGCGCCGTCGTTGCCGCAGGTCTGAGAGCCGACGTGATGCACGTAGGCCCGCGAGATGAAGTGCCGGCGCTTCATGTCCGCGCATTGCACGTCATCGCTGAACCAGTTAATCGGCGGAAAGTCCACCCATGCGTCCCGCTGAATCCACGCGCAAATAGGAGCGATGACCCGCGTCTCGACCACGAATTCTTCCGACTCAAATCGCAGCAAGTCCAAACGCCCTTTGCCGCAACGGATGTTTTGCGTCCCGCGTGCGTAGTCCGAGCGTGCTGCGACGTAGCCGATTTTTCCGAACGTCTGGCGCAACGCATAGGCGTCGTAAAGCAGGGTCTCCCACGTCGTCGGCGTGAAAACAATGTCGTCGTTGCAAATGACCAGCTCGTCATGCTCCTTGAACGCGATGCTCGCCGCGTGGTTGTAAGCCTCGCCGAACGTGTTCCCGACGCCGTGAAAATAGTAGGTGCGAATGTTGCGCGGCACGTA